GGTCAATTCGCGCCCCGCGGCTCATGCTGTAATAGATTTTCCCTAACCTAATTCAAGAAACGATAGGCGGAACCTATGCCAAGCACAGGCGGAGTGAAGATCGGCGGCACCTATGACGAAGCCCGCACCCGCAAGGTCAACGCCGAGGCGGAGATCGCGGAGCTGGAGCTCGCGAAGGTGCGCGGCGAGCTCGTGGTGGTCGATGACGTGATCAAAGCGTGGGAGACTGTCCTCATGGCCGTGAAGGCAAAGATGATGAGCGTGCCCACAAAGGCGGCCCCGGTGGTCGCCAGCGAAGGAGAGGCGGGGAAGTGCCAAGCCGTGATCGAGGACTTGGTGAGGGAAGCGCTTGAGGAGCTTGAAAACTATGACCCAAAGAGCAGCCCAACGGACGCGAATGTGGAACGCAGCGAGGACGGCGCTGAAGGTGATGAAGCCGCCGCCCCGGCTAAGCGTCAGCGAGTGGGCCGACCGCGAAAGACGGCTCGACTCGCAAAGCAGTAGCGAGCCCGGCCGCTGGTATACGTCCCGCGCGGAGTACCAGCGCGGCATCATGGACGCCTGCTCCGATCCGGCGACCCCCGAGGTGGTGGTGATGGCCGGAGCTCAGCTGGGCAAGACCGAGGCGATCCTCAACATCCTCGGCTTCCACATTGCCCACGACCCCTGCCCGATCCTCGTGCTCCAGCCCACCCTTGAGATGGCGCAGGCGTTTTCAAAAGACCGCGTGGCCGCTGGCCTCGTGCGCTCGACGCCGGCCCTGCGCGGGAAGATTAAAGACCCAAGGGCGCGGGACAGTGGGAACACGACCCTGCACAAGGTCTTTCCCGGCGGCGCCCTGACGATGGTGGGGGCAAACAGTGCGGCGGGGCTGGCCTCCCGCCCGATCCGGCTGGTGCTCTGCGACGAGGTGGACCGCTACCCATCGAGCGCAGGCACCGAGGGCGACCCCATCCAGCTGGCTCGCAAGCGGGCCGCCACCTTCTGGAATCGCAAGGTCATCATGGTGAGCACGCCTACTAACAAGGGCGCAAGCCGCATCGAGCAGGCTTTTGAGGCGTCGGACCAGCGCCGCTATCATGTCCCGTGCCGCCACTGCGAGCAGTTCCAAGTGCTGAAGTGGGCCAATGTGCAATGGATCGACAAAGACCCCGAAACAGCGCGCTACGCCTGCGAAGGGTGTGGCGCCTTATGGACCGACGCCGACCGCATCTGGGCGATCAGAAATGGCGAATGGAGGGCGTCTAAGCCTTTTACCGGCGTGGCCGGCTTCGCCATCAATGGGATGTATTCGCCGTGGACGCCTTTAAGCGATGGGGTGCGCGACTTCATGGCCGCCAAGAAGAGCCCCGAGATGCTCCGAGTGTGGACCAACACCTACCTCGGCGAGACGTGGGAGGATCAAGGGGAGACGGTCGATGACTGGGCGCTGGCGGAGAGGCGGGAGCCTTTGCCCTCGATCCCCGACGAGGTGATCGTGCTGACGGCGGGCGTCGACGTGCAGGACAACCGCCTCGAAGTGACGCTGCTTGGCCACGGGCGCGATGACGAGACGTGGGTGCTCGCCCATGACACGCTCTGGGGCGATCCATCGACGCCGCAGCTTTGGACGGCGCTGGACTCCAAGCTCTTCGCGCAGTATGAAACCGAGTCCGGCCGCCAGCTGATGATCCGCTCGACCTGTGTGGACAGTGGCGGCCACTACACCAACGCCGTCTATTCCTACTGCAAGCGCAACGCCGGGCGGCGGGTGTTCGCGATCAAGGGCGTGGGTGGCGAAGGCAAGGCCATGGTGGGGCGGCCGAGCAAGAACAACGTGGGCAAATGCCCGCTCTTCCCGGTTGGCGTGCACACGGTGAAGGATGTGGTCTTTGGGCGGCTCAAGGTGACGGAAATCGGACCTTCCTATGTCCACTTTTCCGACACCCTGCCCGATGAATACTTCAAGCAGCTCACCGCCGAGAAGATCGTGACGCGGTATCACAAGGGCTTCCAGCGGCGGGAATTCGTCAAGACGAGGCCCCGAAACGAGGCCCTCGACTGCTTTGTGTACGCATTGGCTGCTCATGCTATCATTGGCGTGAACGTTAACGCCTTGGCTGCCCGCTTGGAGGCTGCCCCGGTGGAGACTGAGGAGAAGGCGCCGCCCGCACCGGCGCGGCAAGGCTTCATCCCAAGACCGCAGCGCGTGGGCGGCTTCGTGAATAGTTGGCGGTGACGATGGCAAATCTATTTGACGCAGCAAACGCCCCGGAAGGTGAACCGACTGAAGTGGTGGTCGGCGACTTCATCCAATGGAAGCGCTCCGATCTTGTCGACGATTACCCCTTGGCCGAATACTCGGCCGAATACGTTGCGCGGATTACCGGCGGCGGAGCGAATGAAATCAAGCTGCCCGCAACCGAGTCCGGCGGCACCTATCTCTTCACGGTCAGCAGCGTCGACAGCGCGCTCTTCGCCCCCGGCCTCTATCACTGGCAGCTTGAGGTCACGCAGACGAGCTCCGGCAATCGCATCGTCGTCGACATCGGGGACTTCACCGCAATCCCCGATATGGATGACAACCAAGCCGATCCGCGCATCCATGCCGAGATCATGGTGGACAAGATCGAGAGTCTGCTGGCGGGCAAGGCTGACAGCGACGTGGCCTCCTACTCCATCGCCGGTCGGAGCCTGACCAAGCTGAGCTTTCAGGAGCTCCTCGATGCCCGTGATCACTACCGCCGCGAGGTGGTGCAGCATAACAACGCCGAGCTCGTGAAGCGCGGGAAGAAGAACGGCTCCACGATTCAAGTGAGGTTCTAAGCATGGGGATCGCTGACTGGTTCAAGAAGAAGCCGGAGCCGGAGCCCATCAAGGGCCGCACCTTCAAGCGATCCTACGCGGCCGCCAGCACTGGGCGGCTTTTTGCTGACTTCCCCGGCAGCGAGCGCAGTGCAGATTCGGAGCTTTACCCCGTAATTTCAAGGATGCGGGCGCGGACCCGCGACCTTGCGCGCAATAACGAATACGCGAAGCGCTATCTTGAGCTCCTCAAGACCAACGTGATCGGGGACCGAGGCTTTACCCTTCAGGTGAAGGCGGTGGATAGCGTCGGCCGGCTCGATCAGAGCGGCAACAACGCCGTTGAGGCTGCCTTCCGACGCTGGGGCCGGATCGGCAATTGCACCGTCGACGGAAAAATGAGCTGGAATGACGTGCAGAAGATGGTCATGGAGGGCCTCGCAAGGGACGGCGAGGTGTTCATCATCAAGCACCGGGGCGCCTCCTTCCACGATTCCTTTGCCCTTGAGTTCATCGAGCCCGACCAGATTGACGAGGAGAAGTCGGAGCGCCTGCCTAATGGCAACGAGGTCCGCATGGGCGTGGAGCTCGACCGTTTCCGCAAGCCGGTGGCCTACCATATCTTGACCGGCCACCCCGGTGACTATGACTTCACCACGCAAACGCGATCCCCGAAGCACCGGCGGATCGAAGCGAGCAAGGTGATCCACATTTTCCGCCCGCTCCGCGCTGGGCAGACCCGTGGCGAGCCGTGGATGGCGCCGGCCTTGTCTGCCATGAAGCAGCTGGGCGCGCTGCGCGAGGCCGCCATCGTCAACGCCCGAGTGGGCGCGAGCAAGATGGGCTTTTTCACGTCCCCCAGCGGCGACGGCTTTGTGGCTGATGACATGGATGGCAATGTGCCGATCATGGACGCGCAGCCCGGCACCTTCCACCAGCTGCCGCAGGGCGTCGACTTCAAGACCTTCGACCCGCAATATCCCTCGAACGAGTTCGACGCCTTCCACACGTCAGTGCTCAAAGGCATCGCCTCGGGGCTCGGGGTGTCCTATACGTCCCTCTCCAATGACCTTGAGGCGACCAGCTACAGCAGCATCCGCCAGGGCGCCCTTGAGGAGCGTGACTACTACCGCACGCTTCAGCAGTTCATGCTCGACCACTTTGTGCGGCCGGCCTTTGACGCATGGCTTGAAGCGGCCATGGAGGTGGACAGCTTCGGCATCCCCGTCCGGCAGTTTGAGCGCTTCTCCGATGCGGCAGAGTTCCGAGGCCGAGCGTGGAATTGGGTGGACCCCCAGAAGGAGATGACGGCGGCGATCACCGGCATGAAGGCGGGTATTCTCTCCCTTCAGGACGTGGCCTCTAACTATGGCCGCGACGTTGAGGAGCTCCTCTCCCAAATCGCCAAGGATCGCGAGCTCATGGCTCAGTTTGGCGTGAAGTACGCGCTGGAGCCCTACGCGGCGCAGCAGATGCCGGTGGTGCCGGAGGTAGCAGACAATGCCGACGTATAAAGGCGTGGAAATCAGCACCACCCCCACCGACGCCATGGTCGAAGAGGCCGAGCGCGGCCTTGCGTGGCGCGAGGAGTACGGACGCGGTGGCACTGAGGTGGGCGTGGCCCGAGCTCGTGACATCAGCAACCGACGCGAGCTCAGCTTCGACACGGTGAAACGCATGGTGTCCTATTTCGCCCGCCATGAGGTGGACAAGCAGGGGCAGGGCTGGAGTCCCGGCGAGGAGGGCTACCCCTCGGCTGGAAGAATCGCGTGGGCTTTGTGGGGTGGTGACCCCGGCCGGACTTGGGCCAATAACATCTCCGACCGCATGGATGACGCTGATGATGCGGATCGCGCCTATCAGGCGGCTCGGCCTTACCCTAACGAGCACGCTGCGCGCATCAAAGACCCGAGCCAATACGATGGCTTCCGGCGCATGAATGATGAGCTTGGCGACGGCATCCATATCATTCTCGGGCTCAAGGACGGCACCAGCGAGATTCAGAGCATCCGCTTTGACAAGGACAAGTGGTCGGTGGATGACGCCAGAGCGTGGTTGATAGATAATGGCTATCAACCGCTGGAGTTTGAGCCGGCGACGGAGGATCGGAAAATGGAACGCGCAGAACCTGATGAGCTGAGCATCGGCGATTTTGTCGAATGGGAAAGCGCTGGCGGAATGGCACGCGGGCAGGTCGAGGAGATCGTGCGCGATGGCCAGATCGAGGTGCCGGGCACCGATGTGGTGATCAACGGCGAGCCCGACGATCCTGCCGCCCTCATTCGCATCTTCGAC